AGGGATACAGGCAGATCGCCCTAAACGCCCCGCCAAAGCCCCGAATCTGGGTATGTTCCGAGACTTACGAGGTTCAGAGGGACGTTGTTCAGAAGGAACTTGTCGGGGAAGCTGATACTTTGATCGGCGGCTGGATACCCCGGCGCGAGATAAAAGGTAAACCCTCCTACCGCGATTCCAAGGTTATCGACGTTTTGCGGTTGAAGTCCGGCGCGACCATCGGCTTTAAGTCCTACGACCAGGGCAGGCGTAAGTTCCAGGGCACGTCAATCCATGTAACCTGGGAAGATGAGGAACCGCCCGAAGATGTGCGCTCAGAGATTAGGATGCGGCTTTTGGACACCCAGGGGCTTGAGATAGGAACGCTCACACCTCTGTCTGGTTTGACCCATATATATGACAATATTTACCTTAATGACACTAAACCCCCGGACAAGAAAGACCCGGAGGTTTTTTGTTTGACTGCCGGATGGGACGATAACCCCTACCTGTCCAACGATGAAAAAGCCCGACTCGAATCAACCATGGATGCAAACGAGATTGAAGCCCGTAAATATGGGCGTTTCGTCATGCCTGGGAAATGCGTATTCGACGGCAAGGCAGTCCAAGAGGGGCTTGCCGCCTCTTACCCCGGCGAACGAGGGAACCTGGTCTGGAATGACGGCAAGGTTGATTGGTTCCCCGACCCTGACGGTGAATACGAGGTCTGGTTTCACCCCGAAAAAGAGTGCGAATACCTTATCCCCGGTGACGTTGCCGAGGGTTTGGAGCATGGCGACTTTGACGCTCTGGGTGTCTACAACCGAAGCAGAAAGCGGTTTGATGCTGTTTACCACGGGCACGTTGACCCTGACGTTTTAGCCGATTACATTCACAAATTGGCGGTCTACTATAACCGCCCCTTGGTGGCACCGGAACTAAACAACCACGGAGCCGTGACATTATCGCACCTGAAGCTGGTCTACCAGGACATCTACCGTTCAATGGTCTACGACAAAATAGCTGACGAGGAACGGGAGAAGTTGGGCTGGCTTACCAGTCCCAAGACTCGCCCCTACGTCGTGGATGCGGTTAAAAAGGCGGTCAGAGAACGCACCTTTGAGTGCTACTTTAGGCGGTTCTGGGACGAAGCAATGAATTTCGTCCGACACCCCAACGGCAAGGAGGCCGCAAGAAATGGCTATTGGGACGATGTTGTGATCATGGCAGGCATCGGCCTTCACATTAGCGGAACGACCACAATGACCAAAGACCTGCCGCCACCAAGCACCGGGGGATCGGCTTCCGGTCTTAGGGCTGGCTGGCAGAAGGATAAAGAAGGCAGGGACATATTCATTCACCCCTCCCGGGTGGAGGACGAACAGCGGCAAGAATGGAGTGACGATTGGTAATGGCTAAGAACCCTTTCGCAAAAAGGAACCCCAGGGACGACCTGATTAGTGTAGAGGACCGGGAGTTTATCAGCCAAGTTTACGCCGACTATGAGGCTTCCAAGGAAATGAAACCCTCCGACGACTGGGTGAAATACGACGAATATCTGGAGGATCAGCAATGGGATACGGCCTCAACTCGCGACGAGTGGAAGCCCAAGCCGCAGGTTAACCTCTGCTGGAAGGTACTGCGAACCATCCATGCAAACATGGTTAGTGGCAAAACTAGCTTTAACGTAACCTGCAAACGCCCCCTGTACGACGACATTACCCAGCAGATTTCCGATGTGATGGAGTTTTACTGGGATGCCCTGGACATGGACAGGAAGGTATCAGAAGCCGAGTGGATTCGCCCGAAGCTGGGTTCAGTTGTCTTTAAGGCACCCTGGAACCCCAGCCTAAACGATGGCAGCGGTGACTTGGATTGCTCCATTGTTCACCCCGGCAACTTCTTCCCCGACCCGAACATTACTAATCCGTGGGACATCCAGAAGGCAGACTTCATTGACTTCGTGGGGCCAAAGACGATCAAGTATGTGGTCAATAAGTTCAACAAGGAAAGAGATCCCCTTTGCAAATACACCAAGGAAGAGTTGCAGCAGATTCTTATACCTGAAAGCAGTTTTTCCGATACCGAGATTTACGGCGACGCTGTGACAACTTCGGCAACAGGCAGAACCCCGACCTCCATTGTCGGCACAGACCAGACCTACCGCAGTCTAAACACTCGCGACCGTGTGAATCTGCACGAATACTGGTACAGAGACGACAACTACAAGCTCCAGGTCTGCTGGGTAGCAGGCTGGGTGAAGCTCAAGGATACCGCCGACGACAAGGAAATGAAGGAAGAAGGCTTCTACCGTCACGGCAAGTACCCGGTAGTCATTATCCCCTACGTCCAGAAAGATAAGCGGCTATGGGGCAGGAGTGAGTTCCAAAGCCTTGTCGGAATGGGCAGTAAACGCGACGGTATCCAAGACATCGTTAACCGCCTGATTCAGCACCAACTGGTTAACTATGAAACAGTTGCCCAGCCGCAGAAGGCGTACAGGCATGGCGGCATTAAAGACCCTGACAAGTGGACGGGCGAGGGGAACATGAAAATCCCCACCAAGGGCAACCCCCACACCGAGATAATGATTCTTCAGGGGCAAACGATTCCCGGCATCCTGGATTCCATTGAAGCCTACCTGACCCACGCCGACCGGATCACGAACCTTTGGGACGTTACCCAGGGCAGGAGTACCCCGTACACCAAGACCGCAGGCGGCACGATGGCCCTATTGGAGCAAGCCATGAGGCCGCAAAACGACGTTGTAAACACCCTAAACACCGGACTTCGGGAGCTGGCTGAGATATGGCTGGAACACCTGGCCGAGTTTGCCACGCAGGAAAGGGAATACGTCCTCGACCAGAAAGGGCAAAGGACGTTTACCTTTAACCCCTCTGAGATACTAGCCGCCCCAAAACGCCTGATGGACGAAAGCGAGCAGGGCTACCGCGACGAACCGGGCGAAACGGTGCGGTTGTACTTTAACATCAAAATCGACGTTGGAGCATCCCTGGCAATCACCAAAGCCTATCTTATTGAATTGGGGATGCAACTCTACGAGCGCAAAGCCCTTGACATGGAAGGTTTGTACAAGCTCCTTCCAGAGTGGCCGGGTAAGCAGGAGTGCCTAGAGCGCATGGTAGCACAGTTGCAACAGGAGCAAGCCATGATGCAACAACAGCAACAACAGCAAATAGAAGGGGCTAATCCTGAGCAACCACCTCCAGAGGAAACCCCGCAATTTGAAATAGAGAGAGCGAAGGAGTTTATCGCGACCCTCCCACCAGAGGTAATAGAGTTTCTGCGAACACTCTCGCCGCAAGACCAGGAGGCAGTAGTCATGCAAATGATGTCCTTGCCGCCGGAACAACTGCCAACTTTCATCATGCAGTTGCTAACCTCCCAGACCCAGGGCTACTAAGCCCTTTTTTGATGCGCCAACCCCTGCGCAAATGGGGCAAATACCAAACCATAGGAGGGCATTATGCCAGAATTAGAAGGCGGCACACCAGCCACCGAAAACGAGGAAGTCAAGTCCCAAACCGAAGCCGAGGAAACACCATCCGGGGAATCGGAAGAAGAATTTGACGAGATTACCTACAACAAGGAAACGGTCAAAATCCCGAAGTCCCAGCGTCAAACCTTCCTGCAAAAAGGCTACAACTACGACAAGGTACAGGGTAGAGCCAAAACCGCGGAAACCTACCTTGAAAAAGCTGCCCGCCTCACCGGGTACAGCAGCGTTGACGAGTACCTAAAAGCCGTGGACGATGCCGAGAGGAAAGCCGAGACAGAAAGACTGAACGCTGCCGGGATAACCGACCCCAAGCTGATCGAGGAAATGATCGACAAGCACCCTGCCGTACAACAGGCCAAGCGTTTAACGATGAAGGAAACCTTCAGGGAGCAGGTTGAGGCGTTAAAGGGAGAGGAGTTCTTTGATGAGCTAAAGCCTGAAATAGAGGCTATGGTGAAGGCGACTCCAGGACTTGACGCTGAGACTGCTTACAATTACCTGTACGGCAAGAACCGCAAGCGACTGACCAAGGAGGCTACCGACACGGCGGCAAAAAAAGCCGTCGAGGATCATAAAAGGCAGTCCAAGCGAGGCGGCGTTGAAGCCTCTGACGATGCGCCCCCAGCCGCCGGAAAACTCGGACTAACCGCCGAGGAGTACGCCCACGGCATGAAGCGTGTTAAGCAGGGCATGTGGAAGAACATCGAGGAATTTGCAAAAGCACTAAAAAAATAAAGGAGTGAGATCAACATGATTTTTACCCCAGCCTACAAAATGGGTGGCGGCCCGATAGAGCCTCATCCGTACTACATCCCCACCGCAACAGCGATTGTAAAGGGGCAAGTCTTGTCGTTTACAGTTGGAACGGGCATTGTGGCGTATGACGCTACCGATGCCGACGATCCGCTAATCGGCGTAGCCGCGGAAGCACATGCAGCCAATTCGGGTTATGAGATCCTTGTTTACGACGACCCCAATATCGTATTTAAGTGCATCCCGGCGACTGAATCAACCACTACCGGAGGCGACGCTACCAGTTGGATTGACTCAAGCCTGACCGCCGCAGACGACGTTTTCAACGGTGGTCACATCGTCATCACCGGCACCAACAGCATAACCGGCTTCAGCATTGGCGACGTTCTGGACATCTCCGACTTTGCCAACTCAGGCGGCGATTGCACCGTATCCGGGGCAGGCGGCACCATTGCGGCAGGCATGACCGGGTACATCTTCCCCGGCAAACGTGCTGTACTGAGCCATGCCTTTGACACCATTGCAACGACCTACAACAACTTCGACATGGATACCGCCGGCGGCGAAACCTTCGTCATTACTGATGTTGAATGGGATCCCGCGAAGAAGAAAGCCACTATTTTCTTTAAAATCAGACTGCACCTGTTGGGCAATTCAACGGTTGCGATATAACGAAGGGAGGATAAATACCAATGGCTGAAACAAGCAATCAATGGACAAACCTGTGCCTTACCGATGTAAGGAAATGGTTTAGCGATAGCCTCAACGATTTCGAGAGCATGATTCCTCAGCTTTACAGCACCGACACCTCCGACCAGCAGGAGGAGTACGACGTAACTTACTCTGGACTGGGTAACTTCCAGAGGTTCACCGGAACGGCGATCAAAGACACGATGGCCGAAGAATACAAAAAGACCTACGACTTCCCTGAATGGATGAACAGTATCGACATTCGGCGCAAGCTGTGGGACGACCGCCGTGACCGTTCGGTGATGAATATGTCGAAGGAGCTTGCCCTGTCTGCCAACCGCACCAAGGAAGCTCATGCGGCTGAAATCTTCAACTATGCGTTTACCGCAACCGGCACCTACTCTGGCGGCGGCTCAACCGCGGGTCCGGATGGTCTGGCGTTATGCTCTGCCTCTCACACCAGCAAGGCTGACGGTGCATATTTGGGCGACAACCTGTCCACTACCGCCTTTTCTCCGACTGCCGTAGAGCAGGACAGGCGCGATATGATGGACATTACCGATGGCCGGGGCAATCGTATCCAGGCAAGGCTGAAACTGCTGTTGACCCCTGTGGAGCTTGAGGAGGATGCCTGGGAGCTGATTAACTCCAAGGGTAAGGTAGATACCTCCGACAATAACAGCAACTTCCATAGTGGCCGGTACAAGCTGGCTGTTTGGGAAGAGCTGACAGATGCACAAAACTTCTTCAGCATTGATGACAAGCTGATGAAGCGGTATCTGTGGTGGATCAACAGGGTTGCAATGGAGAACTACAAAAAGTTCGACGAAGAAACCCAAACCCTCACCTTCGGGGCATATCTCAGGTACGGACTGGGCTTCTCTAACTGGAGGTTCATGTTGGGGCATAATGTGGCCTAGTTAATTAACGATTCCAAGGAGGTAGGCTAACAGCCTGCCTCCTATCCTTTAAGGAGGGAACAAAAATGGCAGATGTAACAGGATACAGAAGGGGTTTTGGTTACAAAAAATCCTACTTCGGCTCAGACACCAAGGGACACGACGTTAAAGCCTTTGGTGACACCACGGGAAAATACTTCATGTGGGATGCTTCGGCAAATACCTTTTACTGCACCGGGACATTGGACATTGACGGGGCTGTCACTGTTGGAGTTAACGACACTGGGTACGATGTTACCTTTTTCGGCGCAACCAGTGGCAAGAAGTTTTTCTGGGACGAATCAGCGGATACGGCTTTTCTTGCCTGCACCGTTGATGTTGACGGAACGATCACTGTCGGCGTAGATGACACCGGCTATGACGTAAAGTTCTTTGGTGCGACAAGCGGCAAGTATTTCCTCTGGGACGAATCAGCAGACAAGCTGATTATTCTGGGTGCGCTTGACCTCACCGGGGCTTCTCAGTTTACCGGAGCTGTCACCGTCGGCGTAGATGCTACGGGGCATGATGTGAAATTCTTTGGTGACACCACGGGGAAATACTTCCTTTGGGACGAATCAGCCGATGCGGTTGTACTCGTAGGGGCATTGGGTGTAACCGGAAATACGCAACTTACCGGGACTGTAACGGTTGGCGTGGACGACACCGGGCATGATGTGAAGTTCTTTGGTGCAACTACAGGGTGTTCGTGCCTGTGGGATGAGTCGGAGGATCAGCTTGTAGTAACCGGCCCTGCCGATGTTCCAGCGTTAAAGCTGGCTGGCGCAGGTTCGATTAGTGCGGCGGCTTATGCTACTGCCGGAACTGCCTGGGCCGACGGTGGATTGCCAGCTTTTGCTAATGACCAAATGTACATGATGGTTGACATTGCCGGTACGGTCTACCGCATACCACTGTGGGCTAATGCTTAGGAGGATCTATGAGAGATAAGCTAACCAAGAAAACAGCCGAGCTGAAGGCTGAACTGTCTCAGGCCGTTGATGAAATGGGTGCAATCAAACAGCAGATTGCCAAGCTGAATAAGCGAGGCGAGCAACTGGCACAACGTGCCAACTTCCTCAACGGCAAGATTGAGCAAAACGAGGAATGGTTGAAGGAGTTAAACGGGGAGGCTTAACCGCCTCCCTCCTTTGGAGGATTTATGTTCGAGATTAAACAAACCGACGTTACGGGCATGACCAATAAGCTACTCTACAACATCCTGGAGGAGCTAAAGCGGCTGAACACGGCTGAACCTGTGCGCCCATCGCGCGAGGGCGTAGAGACACCTGTTCAGAAGCCGAAGGTAACATGTAAGAGATGTGGGAAGAAGTTTGAAGGACATGGTGAGTTTTTGAAGCACGCTAAACTATGTAAAAAGGAGATGGGAGTAGATGGCAAAACGTGTACTACTTCGCAAGACAAACGGAGACGGTGAGTATTTAGCAGGCAATGGCAGTGGGGCGGCTCGTGTAGAGCCTAATAGACTACTTGCAGTAGCACAAATCGGCACAGACCAAACTGCGACTTATGCTAACTCTGCTGCTGCAAACACGCAAGTTATTATTAGTGTAACAAAAGCAACTTATCCAGCTCAACGACATCAGATTGTTATATATAATCCATCTACTGTGACTGATTTGACAGTTAAAATATTTGGTAAATGTTTAGTTCTTGGAGATTCGGTTGTTGATATTGATGGTACTACTACAACTACAAAAAGCTCACTTTATGACAGTTTTACTGTACCCAAAAAACAGTCTATTACAGGTACTACTATTAACACTTACGTTAAAGAGATTGAAGGCATATTTGCTGATACTGATTTACGTATTGTTGTAAGTAATGATACGGTACTTGGTGCAAGTGATGGATTCTCAGCATATGTACGGGTTAAGAGTGTGTGATGAAAATGCATAGTAAATGGAATTTGGTTCTATACGGGATGCTCTTAGATATTTAAATAAGGATTTAAGAGATAGTAGTTTATCTCGATGCTGTAAGGGTAAAACACAAACCGCTTATGGTTTTAAATGGAGTTATACAAGTAAGGTGGTGTGAAGTATGGCTATAAGTGCAATTGTAAATCCATTACGTTCTGCAATACAGTCTGCAATAGTTGGAGCAGTAAGGAATAAGTTGTTTACCGTAGCTTATAACATTAAGGCTAATCCGTCTGTTGTCTCCTTGCCGCATTATAAGAATGAGTTGGTGTATAATGCGAGTACGTGGGCTGAGTGGGGTAAGAGTGGTGGTACAGCCGCAGACAGCACTGGGATGGAGTATTCATCAGATGGAGAAAGTTGGATTACCGCAAGTGTCAACACATCTTTAAAGGGCAGTATAAACTATGGCTTATTGTTTAATATTATAAGCAACTCTATGACACTGGCTATAGGGATGGAGAACTATTATACTGGCAGTACTGTTGATTTAGCTAATGGTGGGGCAATCGGTAATATAAAGATTGTATTTACGACACAAGCAACTATTATCGAAAATAAGTTAATGATTTATTCCAGTAATCTTGAGCCAGTGGGTAAGAAGGTTAAATATCGTGATGTTCGCCTCTTCGAACTTCCCCCCAACTCTGAAATAGAAGCAGACTTCACCAACCTTACTGCCGATGCTTTGATGTTAAAGTATAACCCTGCTGTAATTGTGCCAGGTGATATTAAAGCTACTGTACTTGGTAGGACGTTGAAGAATGAGTTGGATTATACTTATGCTACTTATGCGGAGTGGACAAAAGTTGGTGCAGTGGGAGATAGTACAGGTTTGGCTATAACTTGTAGTGCCACAACTGCAGCAAGTGCATTAATTTCTACCGTCGTAAAAGCGTCGACTAAATATGGGTTATTGTTCAATATTGTATCTAATGCCTTATCGGCACAAAAGATACAAATAGACAATAACCTTACAGGCGCATTAATCGACGTGATAACTACAGGGATAACTGGCAATAAAAAGGTTACTTTAACAACGCAAGCCACTATTACAATAAATCAATTGAAATTATTACAAGATGCTTTAGGTGATAATACTTTAGTAGTCAAAATCAAAGACCTTTGCCTCTTCGAATTACCAACAGGTTCAGAAATTGAATCAGACTTCACCAACATGACCGCCGACCAACTAACGCTGAAGTATCCTATGGCAGTGGGGACGGATGGTAAGACTGGTGGAGTTAAGAGTGTTGGTGGCGTTAATATTACCCAATTGCGGAGTGTTGGGAAGAATTTGTTTGATAAGAGCAATTGCTTATTAAATTATTCTTTGAATGGCTATACTGGTGCATTATCATCTAGTGCTGGTATATTTACATCTTCTTTTATATCAGTACAGCCTAATCAGAATTGTTATTTAAGAGGAGGCACAATATCAGTAAGCGGAGAAGGTGGAGGTAGTTTGCCTTATGCCTTTTATGATTCAAATAAGGCACTTATCAGTTATGGCTTTGTGGTACTTGCAGGGGGTTATAAAACTGCTCCTGCAAACGCGAGGTTTATTAGATTTTCTGCCTATATAGTTGATTTAGGAGTTATACAACTTGAAGAAGGCTCCACTACCACAGTCTACGAACCTTACCGTCAATATACATGCCTATTGCCTACTGATTTGAAGCAAGTTGGTAGTGTATCAGATGGGTGGGATGCAAGTACAGGGACGTTGACTAAGAGGATAAGTGATTGGGTGGAGTTGGATGGGAGTTTGGATTGGCTTCAAACATACGACCTAGTTGGATATAAAAAATTTGAATTGTATGGCTTTATAGACAGAATTAATTCTGGACAAAATTCGTCTGCATCATTGACCGTTGTTAAAAATAATAGAGCGGTGTTAAACAGTTCTATTGGTGACGGAATTGATTTTACTTATTTCTCCTCAATAAATACAGTTGTCATTTTTGTAGCTGACACTGATTCTGGTTATCCTGAAGTATATACACTTTCCGAGAATGAAATCAAAGCCTATTTCTACGGCTGGAAAATGTGTGCTTCTGATGGTACTGCTTATGTGTCTGGCACTAAGTACTGGAAGAAAATCACCGATGGTACAGGAATTACTTCCACCTTACCAACAGCAACGTACACAGGGTACACGCCATATAAGATGATTTACCAACTTGCCAATCCACAAGTTAAGAAATATGAAAAACTACTTCTAGGCAACGATTTAAAAGCAGAGAGAAACGGTACGCTGTACGTTGAAAAGGTGGATGGGAGTACAGTAAACGTAGTACCCAACTTGCAATTACAATTTGAAAGGAGTGTATAGCATGGCGAATTATTATAGGCTTGAAAGAGATTTAATTGTTAACAATGCAGATGGAAGCAAGCAAGTTATTGAAGCTGGCAAATACGTTATAACGGAAGCAACGGGCTTACTAAGTGGTTGTGATGAAGCGGAGTTGCAAGCTAACATTGATAGAGTTGATGTAGATATTGTAGAACGTAATGCAGCAATTGAAGCAGCAAGATTAGCGGCTGAACAGGCGGCACAGGAGGAACCACAAGAAGAACCACCAATAGCACCGTAGTTTATGCAACTATTGAGATTGCAATAGTAATCAACCTCCTGAAAGGGGGCTTTTTTATGAACGCAAAAGTTATAATTGACAACTGCCTGCGGGAGATTGGCGAGGCCGATCCTGCTACTCCGGTGGAACTGACTCGCGCTGAGTGTTTGGATTTCGTCAACCACTGCTACCAGGAGCTAATCGGCCCCAGACTAAACAAGCAAACTTCGGCTACCCTTACCGTAACAGCAGGGGTAGCTTCTGTTCCTGCGGATTATCTGGCTCCGGTCAGGCTGTACGATGGGACGACACTTCTGGAGCAGATATTCGACATTGACGATAAGGTGGAGGATACGGACGACACCTCACAATTCTGGGTTCCCAACGAAACGCAGATTTACCTTTTCGGCATTACTCCTGCCGGGACGGTGACGTTGTACTACAAAGCCAAGCCTACTGCGGTGACGGATAGCACGGACAGTACGCCAACCGACCTTAAAGCGAGGTATCATATCGGGCCGCTATCCCCGTTTGTTGTCTACATCAAGTCGGTGATTGCAGGGCGCAGGGGTGACGATTCCTTTGCGTTTAAGGCCGAGCTAATGGACATCCTGGATGACATTGAAACAGAGCATAGCCAAGGGCGAAGCGATAATGAGCCACTTTTAACGAAGGGGTGGCTCTAAATGGCCTATGAACGATTGAGAAAAATGGCAGGAAAGACAAACAACCACCCCCGTCAGACTGTTACGCAAAATAACTGGCAGGGCGTGAACTACGTCGATTCAGAGATGAGCCAGGGACAGGTTCCCTTCGCGCAAAACGTGGACTTCGGCAATCCTATCGGTGATGCTGCGAAACGGGGCGGGTTGGAGAACCTGTTCACTTCACTGGGCGCAGGTGGTATCAAGGGACTGCACAACTTCAAGCACAGCTCCGGCGAAGTGTTCCTGCTGGCGCACGATACTAAGCTGTACCGAGCTAGTGGAGGCTCCGGCAGTACAACCGTGACCACTACGGGAGATTTTCTCGCCGGAACCAATATGAACACTTACCCCGCAAGCAACAACCTTACCATGCTACCCCTTGCGGCTTCTACGTTCGCCAGAAACAGTACCAAGTATGACAGTGCAGGGGCAGAGATAGCCATTGATACCCCGTCGTATGAGGATGGGAAATTTGCTCATGGGGTGCATATGGAAGAAGGGACGACAAACCTTCTGACAGCGAACCAAGCTAGTGTTGAAACGGATTTAACAGGCCTGGGGGTTTATTCAGGCGCAACTATAACGAGGGATACTACGGAAAAATGGCAAGGAACTGCCAGTATGAAAGTTGTTACGAATGGCGTTGCGGTGCATGAGGGCGCAAAAACTTACCCAGCTACTTCTGTCTTTGCATCTACCACATATACGGGCAGTGCCTGGGTGAAGGTTCCCGCCGGGGCGACCATTCAACTTATGTTGAGCGATTGGGTTGATAAAAGCAATGCGGTTACTATAACGGGGACGGGTGAATGGCAAAGATACAGTGTGACTATTACCACTGATTCACATACGACGTTGCAATTAGTTTTCCAAACTGTCACAACAATTCAAGCTATTACTTTCTATGTTGACGGTCTCCAGATTGAGCAAAAAGCCTACGCCACCTCTTTCCAACTGCCCGGAACTGCCCGTGTAGCAGATTCCCTTTACTACACCCCGACCAACCCCCTTGCAGATGATTGGTTTGTTAGTGGATTTTGGAAGCCTGATTTCGCCAGTACTGTGGCAAGCACGGATTTAATGACCCTATTGTGTTTATACGCCGACGCTTCAAACGGATTTTATCTTTGGTATGACCCAACCCTTGATAAATTGCAGCTAACAAAGGCTTATGACGGTATTACCGCAGATGTTTCCAGCGTGACTCTTACTTTCTCGGCTGGCTCAGTTATATCTTTTGCGGTGGCTCATGTGTTGGGGGATTACGGTGATATTGCGTCAGGGATGCACCTATGGTACAAAATTGACTCCGGGGCAGTTGTCCATCGTAGTAGTTCAGATAGTGTCATGCCTACATCGCCAACGAAGGTATATGTCGGATGCAACCCTGATGATGGTTCCCTCGTGGCTAACGGTGTAATAGATGCCGTTAAACTCGTCGAGGTTGCCAATGCTGACGATGCAAGCATAACCGTAAATAACACCTGGGCAGAAGCTCACCTGACCGCAACAACCGCACCTGCGGCAGATTTAATCACGGTGCTGATGGCACAAATGGACGATGCCCTGACTTGTACGAGAAGTGCGACAGGGGTTTGGATGAGGCAACTTACCTTGGGATATAACACATTAAAAACAGCAACGCTTTCCTGGAATCAGTCAACGCCTGCCGGGACTTCTGTAAATTGGAAAACCAGATCTTCCACTAAGTCAATAACGAACTCAAGCGAATTGTTTGCCTTCCTTGCAAACCCCACCTGGACAGATTGGCATACTGTAGCGGTTAGCGGTGATGCGGCGACTTTGGGCAATGTCATAGAGGTGCGGATTGAGTTTACCGGGACGGATGCGGCGACAGCTACCGTGAACGATTTCACCGTAGCGTACACAACGGATTTCACGGCGACGACTGAGGTAGATTTGACACCTTTAGGCAGGACGCTAACGGGCAACAGGGTACGCTTTGCGGACTGGGATGATAACTGCTACTGTGCGGACGGTGAACGTCCGTTTCTCGTTTACATGGACGGAGCAACGGCAAAGGTTCGGGCATTGGGCGTTGACCCGCCGACCACGGCTCCGACGATAGCGGCAGGGGCAAGCACAGGGTTAACGGGTGATTATTACGCTAAGGTGACTTATGTAAATGACGACGACATAGAGGGCAATCCTTCTTCTGCAAGTGCCAAACTGACCGTAGCCAATCAGGACATTGCCTGGAGTGCGATTCCTACTGGCCCCACCGGAACGGCTAAACGCAAGCTGTACCGCACGAAGGCCGGGGGTTCGGTTTATTATTATGTCGCGACCATAAGCGACAACACCACAACAACCTATACCGATGCGACGGCAGATGCAAGCCTGCTGGTGGCTATGGACGATGACAACAACATCCCACCAGATGCTACGATTGTTTATGAGTTTATGAATTACATGATGTATGTTTACGCCGGGGATGAAAGTCAACTATGGATAAGCAAGGTTGGCTCACCGGAGCAGGTGCAGAATATTACCGGGAGTATGAACTACAAGCAATTCAGCGGCCCGATCCTGGGCATTGAGTCAATCAACAATGCTCTAGTGGTGCATGGTGGGGACTTTGTTGACATCATAACCGCCACTGGTGGCTTTATCTTTGACCCATCTCCCACGGTAGATACGACCATTATCAGGCATATAGACAAAAACGGGGCATTGTCTCAGGAGTCTATTGCTATCTGCGTTGACCCGGAGTTGCGGCAGATTATGGTGTTCCCGACTCAAACAGGGGTACGGTTCCTAATGCCAGGGTTACAGGATGAATCCCTGGAGTCTGTGCCGTTGTCGAGGAACATTCAACCATACTTTGATAGGTCAGTCAACAGGTACAATATGGCGGCTTGCTTCTACAATAACTACTACCTGCTGGCGTTTACACACCAAGAGGCAGGAGCTACGGCGGCAGGCAGTAACAACGTGATATTTGCTTTCGACTACCGCAATAAGCAATGGTATGGACCCTGGACGATTGAGGCGAGTTGCTTTGCTGTTGTAAGCAACTACCTTTTTTGCGGCTGTGCGGATACGGGCAAGGTTTATCAGATGTTTACGGGTAGCAGCGACGACGGGGCGGCTATTGAGATAATTCTCGACCTGCCCGTTGTATCACCCAACGGCATTGAGTACACCTACAGATTTCCACGGTTCCTGGTGGAAGTATCGGCAGGCAGTACGACGACAAGCACAACCGTAGCCCCGAAGATTGATGATTCAGAGGCCACTGTGAGCCTTGGTACTTTGAGCAGTTCCTTCACTGGCACGACCAGGCCGGGGCATGATTCGATCAGAAGCAAGAAATACCAGATTCCTTTGCCGGCAGGTCATGCGTTGAGCCACAGGATTTCGGACAGCAGCACGAATCCGTTAAGCATCCAGAGCGTGATTACTGAGTATGAAGTTTTGGGATTACGAACATAGGAGGGAATGGTTAATGGCCCTTTACGATCAACACGTTAACTATTTTGGTGGTTCTGCGAATTACGCTAATTCGATTAAGGAAAAAGAGGCGACTGGGCAGTCTTTATCAGATCCTGCAGCAGCGTCAGCCTTTAAAGCGGCGAACCCTGGGCTTTTTAGCAGTGGGAGTGGGAGTAGCAGGAGTAGCGGTGGGAGTAGCAGTAGCAGTGGGAGTGGGAGTAGCAGGAGTAGCGGTGGGAGTGGGAGTGGGAGTGGCTACAACCCTGCTATCCCTACCACTTACCAAAAGTATGTCAACGATATGGGAGCTGAAGGATATGCTGCGGCTATCAACTCAAAATTAAGCGACCCTAACGCTACATGGGACGACAAGGCCGCTGCCACTGCTTTCATGGCTGACTATCCGCAGTATTTCCCCAAGCCAACGGTGCAACAGCCAGTCGATCCTGTAGTCCAACAACTGTTAAGCATTATAGATGGCTTAAAAGATCCACAAACTCCAACTGCACCGACTACCAACGTAGAATACGCCATTCCCGAAGGTATGACGATGGAAGAAGCCCTGGCACGGGCTGGGCAGCAGCTAGACCCCATGACGGCACTAGCCAGGATGAACACGACGAAGGCATTTGCAAGTGAACGGGAGAAATTGCCACAGTACCTTAATGCCAGGGGGCAGCTATTTGGCGGCCTTCGGGCTGGGGGAGAGAGCGAACTCACCCAGAGAGAGGCATCAGCATTGGAACAGGCTGACCTTCTGGCGGCGGCTAATAAGTCTCAGGTGGCAAGCTCCATCAAGGAGGGTGAGGATGCCAGGGCTAAGTCTATAGCTGATTCCATTTACCAGGCGAGCATGAACAATGCGAATCTGGCGTTGTCGAAGTGGAATACCGATATGAGCAGTTACAACCAAAACAGACAGAGTGCTATCAGTGCAGCTCTGACATTGATAGCGGAGCAGAGGCAGAGGGAGGCAGCGGCAACAGCGGCTAACCAGTGGCAGCAGAGTTTCGGCTTGCAGAGTGACGAATTCGACTACACCAGGGATAAGGATGCCAGGGAATGGGAAACACAGAAACCATTGATTGAGGCACAGACTGCGAACTACTTGCATAGCGCCAATGCTCCGTATGGCGGGAGTGGTGGTGGTAGTGGTAGTGGTGGTAGTGGCGGAGGATACGGGAATAGCACCGCAGACGCTATGGGGCTGATTGACGAGGCAATCGCCAATGGACACGACAGGACATATGTAAATACCCTTATTGCCAATGCCACACCCCAATGGACAGCAGACAAGGTAACTATAAAAACAGTACAAGACTATGCTGATACTAAGCTGTCGGGTGTGGAACAGAAACAAGCCGATCAAACATATGCCCAGGATTGGAACGAATACCTCGCAAGGCAAGAAGAGTATAACAATTTGCCTTGGTATCAAAAGATGTCTGTCGATAACCCATATGATGCATGGGTAGCATCACATCCGGGGCAGTAAGGGGTGATTTAGATGGCATATACCCTAGATCAATTCATGGGGAACAGTAGCGGTGGAGGCAGTGGAAGATATAAACTTTCCGACTTCATGCCCCAGGAGAGCCAGGTTGAACCTACCCCTGTTGTGCCTATGGGCATGCCTTCCGACTTTGACCCGGAAACCTCCGACCCTTCTTTACAAATGAAGGCGGCGCAATATACGCCTCCTAGCGCATATGAGAAACTTGACCAAAAGGCAGGCGGACTTCTTCCCTTTGGCGCACCCGTGGAACCTATTGACTGGAAGAAGGTTCTACATGCTGGCCTGATGGCTCCTGGGAAATTGGTATATGGCCCGATTGCCAAACGCTACGGCATGGAGGTAGGAATCCCTGAGCTTGATGCAAAAATGGCTCCAAGCAACACGGCTGAAGAGGTGGCAACCTGGGTAGGTGAACAGGTCGGACTAGCCCCGTTCTTTTCACTGTCCGGGGGAGCTGTTGGCGCACCGTTGGCTAAGTTGACAGGTAAGGGGCTTGGAGCGTTGGGCAATCTTGCGCCGAAATTAGCACCTGCGGCTGAGAAGGTTACTCCGTATGCTAAGACCTTAGCGCATGGCTTCGGCATGGGCGCACCCGTGGGGACGTTGGAAGGCTTGGGGCAGGGGGAATCTCT